CAGACAATAAGGTTATCTTTTCCAGGCTAAATGACAATAAAATGAGTGCAAAAGGCACTGGAGGGTGGGAAGATTGTGCATGGGAAGGAATAATATAGCGATTTTTATGAATAACAACGATCTATCTATGAATAACTCCCTTATGTGCATCGGCGTAGATCCAGGTCTATCGGGTGCTATCGGTGTTATCACTACAGATGGTATAACAGAAAAGCACATGGTCTATGACATCCCCACGATTCCCTACAAAGGTAAAAAAATAATACATGATGATGTGCTGTTCAGTATCATGCGGGATATAGTTAGCACTCCGAACATAGTTCGCCTGTTTGCTGTGATAGAAGAGCAGCATCCTTTTCCAAAGCAGGGCGCAGTAAGTGGATTTACTCTTGGTGTGACCTATGGAACAATATTGACATGCGTGAAGATGCTCAAAATACCATTTGTAGAGGTAAAGCCGAGAGATTGGCAGAAACTATTTGGAATAACAGGGACGGGCAAAGATAAAAAGAAACAAACTAAGCAAATGTCGTGTGCGATAGCAAACAAACGTTATCCAACACTTACATTTTATTCACCGCGCGGTAAATTGTATGATGGGCGGGCTGATGCCATACTCATGGCCGAGTATGGAAAAATGCTGCAACTGGGGAAGAGGAAGATACAATTGCCTAAATAGCAACAAAAGATACCTATTGTAGATCGATGTAAATTAATATATAGAGTGGTAGGGGAAACAGCCGGACAGGACGTGATTATCTTTGAGATGGAAGGAGGTGAGATATTGGTACTCACATAAAAGTCACCCGAATTCTGGATTTACCAAAAGGCAATACAACCGAAACAACTATCTAGGCGGTGGATGATTGGTCTGTACAGCCCCTTGTCACGATCTTCAGCGTCTTGTTCGGTTTTCCCCACCAAAGCACATAGGCGAGGTTCTATGATTACCCTCCTATTATTTTGGGCGATATTTGGACTCGGGGTATTATCTTGTTGGTTGGAATACACAGAATCAGGTAAAAAGGCGAGGGCAACACGCAGCAACTCCATCATCTATATGATGTTGCTTTGTGGCCCGGCAACGTGGGCTGTGTTGATTACGTGCTCAATTTATGCAACCTTAATGATATTTTCTAAACGAAAGGAATGAAAATCATGAATCGATATTGCTGCATAGCTGTATACGTAGTATGCACTTTGTTCCTTTTTATCAGATCGGTGCTTGCCGGAGAGGTCGGTACGATTTACGACAATCAACATAATAAGATTGGATATTGGAGATATGACAGGTCAAGACAAGAAACAATCATATTCGATGATAAATACAATCCGATAGGCTATTTGAAACGAAACACAGGATATAAGGGTCGCACTATAAAGGATAGACTACACGAGAATATCGGTGAGACACTTCCAAACAGCACATGGGACGTAAACGATTATGATCAGAACGGATAAACGAATGGGAGTAAATGATGATAATGAAACAAGAAAGAATCCGGCAGATAATTGAAGTGATTAATGAAGAATTGGATATGTTGCACGCATACGACGAAGATTGTATTTCCATTGAATCAGTTATTACCATGCTGGAATTGCTCAAAAAGGGTATTGTCGAGCTGGTAGATGATGAGCCGGACAATCTTAATACAGGACGCAAAGCTCTATCCGAGTTGTCAAATAATTCTTTAGTCCATGACACAAAGTTCATACAACACATGATTCGTGAGGAAGGAAAGATCAATCAGGTATATTCGTGTTCAGGCGGATTTAAGACAATCGGCATTGGTCATAAGCTCATGCTAAGCGAAATATCATCTGGATATATTACATTGCGGGACGGGGTCAGGATCAGGTATGCAAAACGCAAACTGACTGACAACGAGGTCATGTCAATATTGGCCAACGATCTTATGAATGTCCAAAAATGCCTAGAAGATAAAATAACAGTACCGTTGAAACCCTGCGAGTACAAAGCACTTGTTTCATTCGTATTCAATATCGGCTGGCAGGCTTTTTCCAACAGCACAATGAGAAGTCTTATAAATCAGCGCAAATATGACCTAGCTGTATATGGATTCAAAAGGTGGGTATATGCCGCGGGCAAAAAGCTGGGTGGATTGGTAAGGAGGCGCGAACGAGAAGAAGCCATGTGGTTCGGAGAATAAGACCTTTCTAGTAAGGTTAGATGGGAGGTAGTCATATTATGAAACAAAACAAAAAAATCATAAACACATTGGCCGCATTGCTCGCTGGAGATATAGTGGAGACAAAAAACGGGGAGCGGTATGTCTTGGCAGACGATGAACATACCATTGCTGTTGTCGGTAGAAAGCTCAGCAACGGAGAACAGACTCTGTTAGGATATTATTCGATCTGGCCGCTTATCGAATTGGCGGAAAACGCCACAGACGAGTGTTTGGTCATTTCAGCAATGAACAGAACCATTCGTAAATCTACCAGAAGGAGGCAAACATTCCATGGCGCTACTACAAAAAACTCGATAAGCTGATACGGGGATGAACAGTATGGCACCGATTATATTGACCGCATACGAAACGCTTGGCTTCGACGAGAAGGACATCGAATATTTCAAGCGGACAGATCCAGGCAAAGCAAAATACATAGAGATGGTATTAAAAAATAATATTTTTTCGGCATTGTCTTATAACGGACAGCAATTTGCATTACGGTTGAAAAAAGAAGCATTGGAAGCAAGAAAGACAGAGCAATGGGCAAGCTAATACGTCCCACACTTCATATTAGTGCAGGAACCAAATTTTGCAACGAGTGTAGATTCCTGCACACAAATAATGGCTATAAGGAATGTGTGCTTTTCGATGAGCCACTGGAAACGGCCATTAGCTGGACAAAAAGAGAAGAGACAGCCAGAAGGCTCGTACAGTGCTTGGCTGTTAATATCAGCGATGGGGGGAAGAAGAAATATGCTGAACAGCGAGGTATTTGACGCCAAACATAAATTGGCATTAGAGATATTGAATGATCCACAGCCCGGTGACTGGCTATCTGAATTTATGAGCTTCCACTGTTTTGTAGTATCAGTAGATGGTGATCTTCTGGTAACATTGGAATGAACACAAGGCCGCAGGCTGAATCTTGCCATGTATACCAAAGAGATGTTCAAGAGGCATTTTTGTTACAAATCGCGCCCGGATACGCCGTGGGTTGTTGGGGTGAAAAGAGGAGCCGATATAAACAAAATATTGGTAGGTTGGGGTATTGATAAATTTCCGCACAGCTTTAAATTCAAAAAGGTTGATCGTCTTGGAGAATGACAATATTAAAAGAATCCATAACAATAAAATTACCCACATCCGCTGGTGATGTAATCTGCAGCAAACATATTGCCAAAGAGATAATACTGAATCCACATCAGGGAGACCTTTTGCTATATAAATCAGAACAAAGTTGTGTGATGATAATGACAGCTGACCAGTACTTGGTCATGGTAATGTCAGCAAAGCCATCAATGTTGTTACCGGACGAGGGTAAAATAAAGATATATACCAAAAAATCTTTTGTAAAGAGAATGATGTATAGGCATAGAAAACAACTCTATGGCATCAAGCAGGCGGTTCCCATGAGAAAATGGTTGCACAAGTTGTACAATACCAGAAGCATTCTGCTGCTTCCTAGAGAGGGAGACGAGATATACAGAACGCTTCTGCTTGGTGGTAGGTACAACGGCTGGGAACTTGTGCTTATATACCAAGGCCGTGTGTGGTTCACAAACAAAAACACTTATATCGATTATATTGCAGACCGTCGCAGACTCTATAAGAGAGGCTACAAATTATGGTCTGTGTTGTGCTGGTTTGACTTTGCCCGCTATGTAGAAGTTATAGGAGGAAACAACCGCTGATGAGAACTGTGCCAAATAATGCCAAATCGTGCCAGGGCATTTGACAAATTTCCAATTTTGTGCTATACTTGGAGGTGAGAAGTGGAGGTTCAAGAAGTGACCAAAGACTATGTAATCATTGACGGCGAGAAAATCTACTTTGATGAGCCATTTGACGAGGAGCCGGATAAGGACGACTTTGAGAAATGGCTTTGGCGGATAGAAGATTTACTGGAAGTTCTCTTTTGCTCAAAGGTGACAAATGAAACTGTACACGCAGGCTGAAGCCGCCACACAGTTTGGGCTAAGCCGTCGCTCCCTCATCAGGTATGAAGAAGAGGGTTTGATTGAGCCAGTTCGTACCCCTGGTGGACAACGGCGCTATCCTGAATCTGAACTTTTGCGGCTCTATGGTCTTGAGTTAAAGACGAGAGAAACCAGTGGCGCGGCAGCAATTTACAGCCGCGTCTCAACACGGAAGCAAGCCGACGCCGGTAATCTTGAACGGCAGACGCAACGTCTGAGGGCGCATTGTCAATCGGCGGGCTATGAGGTTATTGCCGTCTTTGAGGAAATAGCCAGCGGCATCAATGAAAATCGGCGAGGGTTGCGGAAGTTACTCAAGATGGTCGTTGTGGGCAAGGTCAATGTTATCGTTGTGGAATACAAAGACAGACTTGCCCGTTTTGGTTACAAGTATCTTGAGTTACTATGCAAATCCCACGGTGCACGGATTGAGGCAATAGAGGAAAAGGCATCTGATGACGAGAATGAAGAGTTGGTCAAGGATTTGATTTCAGTCGTGACCTCTTTTAGCGCCCGACTATACCCAAAGAGAGGAAGAAAAAGTGCCGCGTATCACGAGAATATGTCAGGCCTGCGGAAAGAACTTTCAGATTGAGCGCTGGCGGTTGAAAGACCCTCAACGGGGTAAGTACTGTAGCCGCGAATGTGCTGGCCGCCCTATTTGTGAAATCAATGAGGACTTCTTTGGAAGACCATCGCTAGAAATGGCTTGGGTTCTTGGGTTACTATACTCGGATGGATGTTTTTATCGCGGACATTTTTCTATCAAGTCAATAGACAAACAGCTTCTTGAGACCGTTCGTGAGCTGATGGAAAGCGCTTACAGCATCCGTAGCACGGAAGAAACAAGCGCTGGAAATGCCATGTATGTTTTGAGGTTCAGAGCATCAAGACTAACTGTAACACCAGAGACGTGGGGAGTTATTCGCCGCAAGTCTCTCCGGTTGTCTTATCCAGAGAAGCTTCCAAATGAATTCGCTCCTGACTTTATTAGGGGATTATCGGATGGTGATGGTTGTGTTTACATTGCGAAAGATAATCGTAGAAAATCCAGTTATGCCCGTGAATGGAAACTGTTGGGGACACAGTCACTGTTAGAAGGTGTGAATGAACGGCTCCCTATTTCCGGCTCATTAACACCTTACAGTAAAATTGCTAAGCTTCGTGTCTACTCTGTGGGTGATTTGAGGGCTGTCTATAAATTTTTGTACTACGATGACGGCGTTCCTTGTTTGCAAAGAAAAAGAGATAGTTTTTGGGCAGTGGTCTCCATCGGCGTGAATGATAGAGTACAAGTAGATGGCTTTGAACGCGAGTGGCATGGATTACAGGATGTTTCGGCCTATGAGCGAAAAAGGCATTTTCCGTCACTGGCTTAGGCCCCCACGGTGGGCGCAAGGCCAAGAAGGAACTTGAGGAGCACCTACACGGTGAAAACGACAATACAAGGCTGTCTAATCAGACTGACTAACGAAAAGCGCGAAGCCATCGAGGAGACAATTCGCCGCTTTGAGAGTGCAAAGCGCTATGCTTACGC